AACGTGCAGGCATTTATCAACGGAAAAGCTATCCTCTCGCAAAACAATCCAATTCAATCGCATAATCCCTTTTTCCCGCTCAACTGGAATCTGGTTCAGACCGAGCATCCCGGTCACGTGAGACAATTTCCTTTTATCTTCCGAGAAGTTTTTCAAATCCAAAAGAGGCTGGTTATAACTTGCCGCATCTGCCTGAGTTGGAGCTATTACAAGACAATGTTTCTCTTGACTCATTCGACGTAGTGCCTTCCACGTACTATTAACTTGATCTCGAGTTGTAAAATGCCCTGTTCCGGGCTCCGGAGCCAAAATGTCAGCATAATCAATTATCACTACGTCTGCAACAAAACCTTCGTAAAGTTCCCATTTTTTCAAAATCGCAGAAATATCATGCATACTTACCGACGAGTTTGGATGAACGGATAGCTTAAAAAAGGGTTCCTTCGGTTTAATTCCATTTGCCCGCAAAAACATATCCACAGCTTTTTTCGAGGAATTGGAGTTCGCAGTGCAATCGCAAGAGACGTCTTTCATTTCTGCCTCGACCTTTCCATCCACTCGGAAAAGCCTCCGGGGAACCTTTATTATCCCAAGGTCCTTTTTATAGGAGGGTCGCTTACTCAGCCGCACACCAATCCTTCGCATAATCTGGCTGGTGCTCATATCGCCGACCTCAAAAAGAGCAACCTTCTTTCTCTGAGAAAGTGCCCGGAATGCAAACTCGAGACAAAACCATGTTTTTCCACGTTTTTCTGGCGCCAAGATCGCAATCAAAGCATCCCGTGAGAAAGCATTGCCAAAAAAATACCGAGCATCCGGTTCCTTCCACTCAATCAATGAAGCCTGACTGTCAGCATAGGCCGCATCCCAGGCCTCCATGCAATTAAAAGGATCGATATCAGAGTCTTTATTTGACGAAATTGGATGGTATTCCGCAAGCGCCGCTTCCGCTGCTTCAAGGTTCTCTGATTCGAGATGATATTCTAAAACGTCTTTTAAGGCCTCTAGCTTTCGATTTGAGAGGTATTTGGAGGCAGAGTCGCATAGATAGGGTATATTTAAATTTGGAGCGCTTAAAAACGATTCCGAGAGATTTTCCAGAACTTCGTGGACGGAATCTATTAAATCATCCTCGGCTTTGGCGCCACTCACCCAGGCATGGTAGATTCCCTCGATATTTTCTTGCGGAGCTTTTTCATATTTTCCAAAATAATCCAACGCCCATTTTGCAACTATCTGGAAATGTTTGGACTGCAAGAGATTAACATCTAAAATTGGCGCCATCTGGGATAAAAACTCCACCGAAACGACTAACCCGGTAACAATCTGCTGTTCGATTTGGGAAGTCACCTTTTCTCTTTTCATATCTCCAATATCCCTTTCAAATCGTTGTCAAATCCATAGTTTCCTTCCCGGACGATATGTTGGACGTACCTTTTAAAATGTTTTTCTCGTGGCACAAATATCGAAAAGTCCCCTGACCAACCTTTCCACTGCCGCACCTCCTCGGAAATGAAAAGGGAATATTCCAGGAAAAAATGAAACTCCGTGAAAAAACTGTTCAGGTAAAATTGTCTCGTGGTTTCGTCTGATATCTCTTTAAGAACCCGTTCCCGGTATCGGTCAAAGGAAACAGAAAGTTCGTGGACTAATCTCGGGAAGGTCTCCATCTTGGCATTCGAAGGAAATTGGACTTGATACTTCATCATCTCCATACGTTCTTCTTCCTTTTTGGTAAGTTTCGGCATTTCATTTTGTTGTGGTTGAGGATCGTCTCCTTCCCGCAACATGGCACATTCAATCCCGACAAACTTTTCGCAGAATCCCCGCATCGAAACCGCTTGGGGTACGTACAGAGGAAGGTATTTTCTGGAATACGGATTTTTCTCTTTATCGAATTGGGAGGAATACCACCGCATGATTTTTTTTATCCTTTGCAAATCGATGGACTCCCTTTTGCAGAAACTTTTTAACATCTTGGCATCCTTGGAGACGATTGAACGTTTTGCTAAGTCACCAGGAATATGGTTTTTGAAATGACCAGCCATTTTCTCCCAGATGGTCCTTTCATCCTTTTTCCCAATCAAAGAATTTCCATCAGCATCACACCCCCGCTCGTTGCGAGCGGGAATGTTTTTAGTCTTCATATTCTTTACTTTATTATATATGTAATATATAGGGGCGGGCGCTGGGTGCCCGGGCAGCATGGGCGCTGGGTGCCCGGGTGGCATGGGTTTTTCTCCCGCTGTTTCATTGCTGATTTTTCCCAAACTTTCACCGTTTTCTTCCTTGCAGTAATATGTTGATCTCAAAAATCTGCGATGCCCATCCCATCCAATTTGACGGATTAAGTCCAGTTCTTTTAGACGAGAGATGGTTCTTTTTACCGAGCATTCCGTGACCTTGCACAACCGTGCAAAGGACTCATTTTTTAGAAAACACCCCTTTTCCGTTTTTGAAAGACTTTGGATCACGAAAAAGATTTTCATATCCAAAACACTCAGCCCCCCCGCAAAAAGAGACTCGACAACCTCCCGTGGGCATGCCAAATACTTTGATTTTAACTCCCATTCTTTTGCCTTGGTTTTTTTGCTCATAACAGATCCCGATCATCTCCATAAAGTTCAGTGATTTTTTTGCACTTACTTTCTCCAGTTGCATCCAAAAAACGGGTGCGCCCGTCAAAGGACGTTTGCTCTAAAAAACCCATTTCCTTCATCTGTGAAATTACCCGACTAATAGCCCCTTCTGATGCCCCACAAATTTGGGAAAGCTCCCAGTTGCTAACAGAACTACCCTTTTCAGAGAGTGTCAAACTCTGCACGATGGCATAGATTTTTATCCCCAGTAAACTTACTTTATTTTGGAGCATGGCATCCGCTACTCGTCTTGGAAGAACCAAATATTCAGCCGCAAGACGGTTATTTTCTATCTCCCATTCAATCAATTCCTTCTCAGTTATCTCGTCACTTTCTCTCATAGCTTTTTCTTTCTTATTATTCAGATTCGCCATAACGCCATATAATTATTATAGGGTTTCGAGGCCTAATTCTTTCATGATTTTTTCTGCTTTTTTTGGGGGGAGGTCTCCGGGGTCGCAGGAAAACCCACTGAGAATCTCTGTTTCACCGGGAAAAGGAGCCAGCCAGTTAGCCAGCTCTCTTGCCCGTCGCTGTGCCGTGGACTCTGGGTCAAAGAGGATGAATCGCCTTTCAAACTTTCGCAGGATGCAGGCCTGTTCCACCTTCCAGTCTATTCCCAAAGTTGCCACGGCACCGGGGCCCATGCGCCAAACATCGCTTGGCCCCTCCACAATCAGCACTCCCTTTTTTGCGTCTGCTTTTTCGATTCCATAGAGTAGTTTTTTAGGCTCCATCCCGATGCAATCATCCGCAGAAGTCCGCCATCGAGGCCTTGCTTCTGCGGAAAGAGCCCTCCCAGTATAGGCCACGATGCGGTTGGTTTGGTTTCGTATGGGGACTATGATTCTCCAATTCCAAACTCCGCTCCGATAAGTGGTGCCTTTTGCTTCCCAAAAGTCGCTTATAACCGATGGGTCAAAGCGTCGGGACTCAAGATACCTTTTATGCGCTTGAGTGAGTTCTAGGAGGCCCTCTGGCGGTTTAACGTCCCTTTTCCGCTGCTCTTGCGTTTTGCTTTTGAGCTTTGGGAGCAGAGGGGCGGATTCCTGGTATTTTTTCAGGATGGCGGAAATCTGAGACCGCTGCCCAGAAGGCAAAACTTGAGAGAGCCACTCCCGAACGCTATGTTTCCCGCAGCACCAACAATGCAAAGCCCCTGACTCCAAAGCGTATCCAAGGTGCCAGCCTTCAGTTCCTGAACCACAAAATGGGCAGTTGATTTGTATCCAGCCCTCAGTTGTATGATGATGGCCGCTCTCCATCGTCTGGATGCGTAAGTCCCGGCAAAGAGCCAAAAAATTTACTCTCATTTTTAAAGCCTCCTAAAAGGCGTTTTAAAGCGCTTTGATTTCTCTGGGCTATAATCGCCCCTCTTTATCCCTTTTAACCGTTTATAGGCGATTCTGGGGCGTTTATAGCGGTTTTAGCGCCTGCCTTAGCTTCTGATTTCTTGGCTGTATCCTCCAAATGCCTCAAAATACCCTCTCGAATCGTTAGTCCTGCCAAAATGCAGGCTATTTTGTAGCGTGCTTTGAGGTCTTTGGGCACATTCCAAACGAGGAGTGCATTTTCGTTCTTCTTCACAGCCTTGCAATCAGGCTTTGCCAATTTATTTTCTCTTTTAGTTTTGTCCATTTTTCTTCTCCATCCAGTATTTTTGTGATTATCTCACGTTTCTTTTCTATCAAATCCCATAGGTACTCATCTATGGAATCTTTACCTAAAAAATAATAAGCAGTTATTGAGTCTGCCTGTTGCCCGATGCGATTGATTCTGTCCTCTGCTTGGTCATGCTCGCCCGGCGTCCAGCCTTGCTCGATAAAAACGACCGTATTGGCTGCGGTCAGGGTGATGGCCTCTTTGTCGGCTTTTATGCTGCCAATAAAAACTCGGCATTTTGGGTCAGTTTGGAATCTCTTGACCTCTTCATGCCTTGCTTCCCCTGCTCCACCTCCGCAAGCACAGATTTTTTTGTATTCCTCCACCAAGTTTTCAAAAATCGCCCGGTGATAGGCAAAAACAACAATCTTCCCATCGGTCGAATCCAGATAGTCCTGAATCCATTCTTTGGCTGCTTTGAGTTTTCCTTCAGCTACGACTTTTCTGAGTTGACCGAGGCGGACAAAGGCCTCTGCCTTTTCTGCCTTTTCTGCTTTTTCCTCTCCCTTTTCTTTTCTGTACCAGGTTAAAAATTCATCTCGTGCCTGAACGTATTCTTTGCGGTTTGAGAGGTCAATAAAAATAGGAATTCTTTGCTTTGGAGGCAGTTCCGTCAAGACTTCCTCCTTCATACGTCGAATCATAAACGGGGAGACCCTCTGGTGGAGTTCCTCTGGCCTTTGCGAGCCGCTGAAATCCCACCCCTGCCCACGAAAAGCACGCTTTGGCGCACAATAGCGAAAGGCGTACTGCCAAAAACTGCGAAACTCTGCGGGCCGAACCATATTTAAAACCGGAAAAAATTCTGAGGGCCGGTTTATAATTGGCGTGCCCGAAAGAGGAATCACCACCTTGCAGACAGAGCTGATTTTTTTACTCGCCATAGTCCTTTTCACCCGCTGATTTTTGACATAGTGACACTCATCCAGAATCAAAGCTTGCGGGCTCAGGGCCAAGAGATAGGCTTCCCAATAAGGAAGTATATCATAGTTAATGACCAGGATTTTTTCTTTCGTCTGATAAGGTATTCTCCCACTCAAAACTTCGCAAGATAGATTTTTCGTATGGTGTTCAATCTGGCTCTGCCATTCGTATTTGGCGGAGGATGGGCAGACGATTACAACGGGAGCAATCTCTGGATGCAGGGCCAAATATCCCAACACTTGGAGAGTTTTCCCCA